GCTGCGTGCTCGACCAGATCACCTGGCAGATGCAGCGCTCCGGCCTGCTGACGGCGACGGCTCGGCTGGTGGCGCAGGGCGAGACGGTCGGCACGACCACAAGCGCCGGGACACCTGCCGCGCTGGAGCTGAAACGTTTCGGCCATTTCAACGGCTCGATCACCCGCAATGGGTCCGCCCTCGGCAATGTGGTCTCGGCCGAGATCACCTACGCCAACAACCTCGACCGGATAGAGACCATCCGGAGCGACGGGCGCATCGACGGTGCCGATCCCTCCATTGCCGCGCTGACCGGCCGGATCGAGGTCCGCTTCGCCGACCAGACGCTGGTGACGCAGGCGATCAACGGCGAGGCCTGCGAGATGGAGTTCGCCTACGTCCTGCCCTCGGGCGAGAGCTTCACCTTCACCGTGCACGCCGTCTACCTGCCGCGCCCGCGCATCGAGATCTCCGGTCCGCAGGGCGTGCAGGCGACCTTCGACTGGCAGGCCGCCCGCGACAGCGTGGTCGGCCGGATGTGCACGGCAACCCTCGTGAACGACGTGGAGAGTTACTGATGCTGACGCTCGACCTGACCAACGCGCCGCGCTGGCATGACCTCGCCCCCGGCGTCCGGGTGCAGCTGCGCCCGCTGACGACCGCCCTGATGGTCTCGACGCGCAGCGATCCGATTGTTGAGGCGGTACCGGAGGACGCCTCCGATGAGGAGCGCGCCGTCGCGTTCGCCAAGGCGCTCGCGCGGCGGGCGGTGCTCGCCTGGGAGGGCATCGGCGATGCGGACGGCAAGCCCATCGACCCGAGACCTCAGGCCATCGACGCGCTGCTCGACGTCTGGCCGATCTTCGAGGCCTTCCAGCTGACCTACGTCTCGAAGGGCCTGCTGCTGGAACAGGAAAAAAACGCCTCCGCGCTCTCGCCGAATGGTCCTTCGGCGGGGGCGAGCGCTACTGCCAAGCCTGCCCGCAAGCCTGCCCGGACTGCCCGGCGCGGCTGAACCGTCCGGAAACGCCGGAGGGATGGCAGGTCTGGGATCTCGTCGGCCGCCTCGGCGGCCAGCTTCGCGTGCTGCCCGGCGCGGTGATCGGCTGGGACATGTCGGCGGCGCTGGCGCTCGGTGACGCGCTCGGGGTGCCGCCGCTCGCCATGGCCGAACTGTTGCCCGTCATCGAAGCGGTGATGGTGCGGAAGCTGAACGAGGAACTGGTGGCGAATGGCGGCCCGGGGGTCAGGCCTTGATCTTCTCGATCAGGGTGACGCCCTGAAGTCCCTCGAAATGCGCGTCGCAGGTCAGGAGCGTCGTACCGTGCGCGCGGGCAGTTGCGAAGATGATGGCGTCGGCGGTCGCCAGCTTGTGCTCGCGGCAGGCTTCCGCCGCCGCCAGAGCGATCTCGGTGTCGAGCGGCACGACGTGGCAGACCTGCGTGAAGGCGATGACCTGATCAGCCTTGTCCTCGCCGACCTCGCGGGTCAGCCATTTCGCCAGCTCGAGCTGGACCATGGTCGGGACAAGCCACTCGGCCTGTTCGGGCAGGTGCTCGGCCAGAGCATCGCCCGTGGGCGATCCGATCAGCCATTCGATCCACGCCGACGTGTCGACGAGGATCATCAGAACCGGTCCGAGCGGTCGCGATAATCGGTATCGGATGCTCCGCGGGCGAGGCCTTTCAGCGCGTCTCGCTTGGGCACCGGCACCAGCAGGACGCCCGTGCCCTTCGGGATGAAGGCGAAGGTCAGCCCGGCTTCCCAGTGCTGCGCCGCGCGGATCGCCTTGGGGATCGAGATCTGGAACTTCGAGGACAGGGTCGCGGTCTCGGCCATGATCATACTTTCACTTGATCGATGCCATAAACGTAAGACGTCTATTGGGCGAAAGCAAGGGTTCTGACAGATGGCGGAAAAACGGGTTAGCGTCCGCCTCGCGGCGGTGGGCGGACGGCAGGTGCGCGCCGAATTGGAGGGCGTGGCGAAGCCGGATCGCGCGGCTTCGGACGGCTCAGCCGGGAGATGGAGGCGGCGAACGCCCGACTCGCGGCCTTCTCGCGGCGGGTCCGGGTCGCGGCTGCCGCCGCCGTGGCTGCCGCTGCCGCCGCTGGTGTGGCGATGATCCGCTCTCCGGCCTGCAGACGGTGGACGCGCAGGCGAAGCTCGCGCAGTCGCTCGGGACCACGGTCGCTTCGATCCAGACGCTCGAGCGGGCGGGCGAGCTGGCGGGCGTTTCCATATCCGGCATCGAACAGGCCACGAAGGATCTGACGCGCCGTCTCAGCCAGGCGGCCGCCGGCAGCGGCCCGGCCGCCGACGCGCTCGACCGGCTGGGGCTCTCGGCCTCCGACCTGCTGGCCCTGCCGCTCGACGAGCGCGTGGGTGCGATCAACGCCGCCATCGAGAGCTTCGTGCCCGCCGCCGAACGCGCCGCCGTCGCGGGCCAGCTCTTCGGCGAGGAAGGCTCCATCGCGATGTCGCGGATCGACACCGCGACGCTGCGCCAGGCGACCGAGGACGTGCTTGCCTTCGGGGTCGTTGTCTCCGAGCAGGACGCCGACCAGATCGAGCGGACGAACGATGCGATTTCCCGGCTCGGTCTGATCTGGCGCGGGCTGTCGAACCAGCTCGCGGTTGCCGCGGCCCCCGCGCTGGAGGCCGTCGCCGACGCGATGGCGGCGGTCGCCAGCCGGACCGGCCCGCTTGGCATCGCGATCCGCGGGCTCTTCGACAACATCGGCCGCCTCACAACCTATGCCGCCACCTTCGCGGCCTTCCTCGCGGGCAGCTGGGTGGCGGGGATGGCCGCTGCCGCGCTCTCGGTCCGTGGCCTCGCCACGGCGCTGGTCGTCCTGCGTGGGGCGCTGATCCGAACCGGCATCGGCGCGCTGATCGTCGGCGCGGGCGAGCTCGTCTACCAGTTCACCCGTCTCGTCTCCGGCGCGGGCGGTTTCGGAGAAGCGATGTCGCTCCTGAAGGACCTCGCGGTCGAGGTCTGGGAACGCATCAGGATGGGCGCCGCAGCGGCGGGTGCCGCCGCCACGGCGATGTTCTTCGACCTGAAGGCTGATGCGGCCTCGGGCATGCAGAGCGCCATCGAGAGCGTCGTGGGCTTCGGCAACACCGCCGCGAACACCTTCGAGGGGGCCTACGAGGCGATCAAGGCGATCTGGGGCCTGCTGCCCGCCGCCATCGGCGATCTGGCGTTCCAGGCGGCCAACAGCCTGGTCGACGGCGTCGAGGCGATGCTGAACGGCGTGGTCTCGCGCATCAACGGCTTCATCGGCGGCATCAACCAGGGGCTGGAAGCGCTCGGGTCCGAGCGCCGCATTTCGCTGGTGCCCGATCTCGACCTCGGCGAGATCGAGAACCGCTTCGAGGGTGCGGCGACGGCCGCGACCACCGCCGCGCAGGCGGCGTTCGACCGGGCCTTCGAGGACAACCCGCTCAGCGCGCCCGATCTCGGTCTGACCGAAGCGGCGAACCGGGCGCTCGAGTCCGCGAACCTCTATCGCGGTGCGGCCCGGGATCTGGCGGAAGGCGCCGGCGCCCCGCTCGAAAGCTGGCAGGCCCTGCGCGATGCCGTGCGCGGCACCGACGAGGCGAGCGCGGATGCGCTGACCGAGGCCACGGGCGCGGCCGAGCGGCTGGAGACCGCGCTTGGCGATGCCGGGCGCGCTGCGACGGGTGCAGGCGCAGTCGCCGGGGCTGCAGCCGCTGCGGCAGAGCCCGCGACCGAGGCTGCCGTCACCGGTTGGCAGGCCGTCACCGCCGCGCTGTCGGACTACGCCAGCAAGGCGCGCGAGATTGGCGGCGACATCGGCCAGAGCCTCGTCGGCGCCTTCCAGTCGGCCGAGAACGCGGTGGGCCAGTTCGTGAAGACCGGCAAGCTGAACTTCCGCGATCTCGTCACCTCGCTGCTGGCCGATCTCGCCCAGCTCGCGGCGCGGCGGTTCATCCTCGGGCCGATCGCCAACGCGCTCTCCGGCGTGTTCTCCGGCGCGGGCGGCATCTTCGCCAACGTCCTGCATGCGGGCGGGATGGTCGGATCGGCCGGACCCTCGCGCATGGTCCCGGCCATGGCCTTTGCCGCCGCGCCCCGGATGCATGGCGGCGGCATGGCCGGACTTCGCCACGACGAGGTGCCCGCGATCCTGCA